CCTAAGTGTGAATGTCCTGAATGAGAAACAGGTTGAACTTGTGCAAATAGCTTTGCATGGCAATGCCATCTCTCATGGGGTTTTTACCCTTTGATCACTAAAGCAGAAGAAGTGCTCAACTCTCCAGAGGTATCCCCCTTGGAGAGGTTAATACTTGAGTTGGTGGTCAGTGGGAAAGCCGTGGACTCAGCTTCCATCTCATGGGAATTAGGTAATAGGCAGATTGTCGTCAGTGCAGCACTGAAGTCTCTTTACACAAAAGAAATTCTGTTTCGGAAAGTCGATAAGAAAAAACGCAGGGGTTATATTTATGGAACAACACCGTTTGAAGAATGAAGAAGTGATCCGGGTACCAAGCGAAGAGGCTATCCGAAATCTTGTAGCACTCCAGAAAAAATTATCAGCAGGTAGAATCTACCTGAATCTTTTGAAAGAAGGGTTTTCTGCTTATCGCACTGCCATGGCTGGCAGGGAGTTAGACGAGAACGGTTCTGTTGTAAAACAAGGTTTCCTGTGGGTTATCCTGGAATCACTAAAGGTGATAGTGTTAAGGGTTGCTGCCATGGAGGTAGCTTTGTTCATTACCTTATTGACAACAATTTTAATTCTGTTGTCACCGGCTATCAGCCTTATCCACCTACCCTTCATCCTGGTTGATATTAAACGCAAGCAGAAAGCGGCTGACGCCGAGGGGAAAGCCTCCGACGCGGAACTCCGTGAGAAAGTTGAGTCTGCCTTGAGAGACTCTGCTTGAATCCTCAACCGGAAGTAGACCTCCACTCCTTTGACTCTGAAGCAGGCCCAGCCGCTCTGGACCCTAATCAAAGGAGAGCCTTCTCCTTGGTAATGGGGATGCTTACCCAGGGAACACTACCTTTCCCTATGGTGAAGGAAATAGCTACGGCCTTAAAAGCTTATGGATCCTACGGGCAACCTGATCAGGCTGTGGCTGAAGACGACGTTTACGATGAAACCTTTAGCATGGCTGACGAAGTCCATGAGGTTATGAAAGCTGTCAAGCTGTTGCGTAAATCGATCATGGCTCCGGGGAGTAAAGCACTGAAAACTGGCATTACTACCACTGAAGCTAAAGATGTTATTTCCATGTCTAACACCATGATCAACACCTTGATGAAGTCCCACGAAAAGATTATGAATATGGAACGATACCGGGCAGTTGAACAAGCAACAGTAGACGTTCTTCGGGAATTGGACGGAGATGAGAAGCTTATTAAATCGCTGGAAAAATTCCATGAAGAAGGTAAAAAAGGCGATGGCCCTTTAGTGGAAAATTTTATCAACGCATTGGAAATGAGGTTGGATCCCTGATGTTAGATTTAAGTACGTTTATCGCCACCTATGCGTTTGGCCCCGATGACAGGTTTAACGGCCCACTGGGCTCAGGGCGGTTTGTTTCTGTGATGCAGTGCTGGTACCAAGAAAACGACATAATGTACTGCTTTGTTTCCGACGCTAAGGCCAACACCGATGGGTACAACGGTGAGTGGGTCAGACAGGTGGATGTGATGGACCCTGAAAGTGGTTGGGAGTCTGTGCCAACCCCGGTAGGGGTCATGCCCAGTGGCGACTGACACCACGGAAAATTACCTGTCTCGTATACGAGCCGGGGTTACCAGGTCAAACGATTTGAGCCAGGCTCCTAAGTGGATCGAGAGGAATACTTCCCACCCAGAAGACAACCAACGGCGGTGGTCTTTCATCGGGCATGAATATCAGATCGGTATCCTGACCGATACGGCTAAAACTTTAGACATCCAGAAATGCTCGCAGGTAGGGGCTTCCGAGTTCTCCGTCAGAGGGGCATTAGCTCTGTTGGCCATGGAGCGGAACATGACCCTTATCTATGTCCTTCCCACCTCAGGCTTTGCCAAAAGCTTTGTGAAAGGTCGTATAGACCCGGTTATTGAGTCATCGAAGTACCTTAAATCAGCGGTAAACAAGGACGTTGACAGCACAGAAATGAAACAAATAGGAACTTCCTTCCTATATGTCAAAGGGACTGTTGGAAGAAGTGCCAATATCTCGGTACCGGCACAGGCGCTGTACCGTGACGAGGTGGATTTCTGCGACCAGGCCGCACTGAAGCTCTTCAACTCCAGGCTTGGGCATGCCGGTGATCGTGAGTTGCAGCGCGGGTTCTCTACTCCGACAGTGGCCAAGTACGGTATCAACGAAGGGTTTTTGGCCGGTAGCCAAGCTCATTACTGCGTAAAATGCCAGAACTGCCATCAATGGGTGGCGCCTAATTTTCTGACTGATGTTGAAGTCCCCGGGTTTGACGGGATGATAACCAACATCGAAAAAGAGGATCTGGAAAACACCAATATAATTCTGGAGTCGGCTTTTATTAGGTGCCCTGGTTGCCGTACCCCATTGCACTGGAAGAACCTCTGTGACCCAGAGAAAAGACAATGGATCCACAAGCGGCCAGAAGTGGTTCACCACAGCTACCAGATATGTCCTTACGATGTTCCATCAGTAAACACTCTCGGGAAAACCATCTCCCAGTTGGCTGACTACCAGACTAAAAAAGACTGGGTAAACTTCAAGTTGGGGTATCCCTACGAAGATGCCCAGACCTCATTCCTTGATGTCATGGTACTGGCCGGGAGGGGCGCACCACCAATCTACATACCTGAGATGGGTAACTGGAAGGTCGGGGATAAAAAGCCTGACGCCATTACCAGCAATACTTTCATCGGTGTGGATATCGGTAAGACCAGCTGGATAATTGTCCTGAAGGAACATACAACCATAGCCGGGCGCATGGTGGTTATTTACGCAGAGCGGATACGGCAGGACGGGGATGACTATCTGTACAACCGGGTCAAGTACATTGAGGCTGTAGTCGGAGCAGTTAATGGTGTTATGGATGCAGGTCCAGATATTACAACCTCTAAAAAATACTGCACCGCTGGGGAAATAGGCCGTCAGTGGGCTTGTTACTACGTCCGGAAAGGTAAAGACACCCTGGAGATTCTGTCAGTAGATGAGGAAGAGGGTATCGTCAAAGCAGCTCGTACTGAGGTACTTAATGACTTGGCCGGGGAGATCAACTCTGGAAGATTCGAGTTTTGCGACGGTGGGGAGTTTGAGTTAATCCGCCAGCATTTATCCACTATGAAAAGAGTGGATAACATGGTCGAGGGGGATATGATTTCCAAGTGGGTTAATACCGGTGATGACCATTATGGGCATGCCCTTAACTACGCCTACATAGCCTACCGCTTAGCCAGGGACATTCTTAACAAAGAGCCTGAAGTTGTCCCGGTAATGCCTATGATGTCTGGGGTTAGGTTAAAAGACTCGGAGTCCGAAATCAGGAAGACCTACGGTAACCTTTTCAAAACCTGATAGTTGAAGTAGTATGCTCCAATCTGTTCGAGGGTATCATCTTGGCTGCTGAACAAAGTACGGTACTTCCTAAAAGACTCCTGACCAAGGCGGCGGCTCAGACCCCGGCTTCCGGAGTCGAAAACGGGAACGCACTCCCTACAGATACCTTCAGCATTTTGAATAAGTCTGTACAGGATTTACGCCGTACTGGCCAAGTCCCGGAAGCTTTGAGACAGTTGATATCTTTTGATGGAACTGTCTCCTCAGCTGTTTACGATTTTGTCGAAGTAGCCCACTCTGACTACACAGTGATAGCCTACGACCCAATTACTCACCAGATGTCTACAGAAGCTACCAGCCTGGTCAATTCATTTATTTCCAGAATGAATAACTTGTATGACTACAGCAAAGGGTTCTCCGACAGGTTATCTATGGATTCATTGATAGAGACCAGCCTGCTGGAAATAGTTACCACTGGGGGCTTATGCCATGAATTAGTCCTGGACAAAGCCAGACTGCCTGACAGTATCAATGTGTTCGGTTATGACACAGTGATCTGGAAAGCTAAAAATGGCGGAAGAGTACCGGTTCAGAACGGGAGTTCCGGGGAGATAAACCTGGACTTCCCTACGATTTTTATCGCAGAATCCCATAAATTTGCTTCAAAGACGAATGCCAGATCTATGATGGAGCCGTCAATAACTTCCTCATGGTATTACAATGAATTTATTGAGGATATGCGCCGGACGGTTAAGTCACAGGGGCATAGTCGCCTTACAGTTACCCTTAACGCAGAGAAGGTCATTGCGTCGGCCCCCGCAGAAACCAGAGCAGACCCTGCACTTATCCAGAGTTTCCTTGAAACTACCAGGGAGGCAGTAGCTACTGTAATCCGCTCCCTATCGCCGGAAGATGCTCTGGTAATGTACGACACAGCTACCGCTGATATGTTGAAAACGGCTGGGGAGAAGTCTGACTATGTACCACTACTCCAAAATTTGTCAGGGGCTATGGCCACAAGCCTGAAAGCCAGTCCATCCATAATAGGGTTGCGTATGGATGGCTCTCAGTCGCTATCCAATACAGAGAGTTTGATATTCCTGAAGCTGGCTAGATCCCTGCAAAAGCCCGTGGAAACCAACTTATCCAGGATACTCACCCTGGCGGTAAGGTTATTTGGAATAGACACCTACGTTGAATTCAGGTTCAAGCCGATTAACCTCCGACCTGAGGATGAATTGGAAGCATTCAAAACAATGAACCAGGCCAGGGTCCTTGAACTACTATCCCTGGGGTTGTTGACAGATGATGACGCTGCTTTACAGTTGGGGATATGGTCAAGGCCGCCAGGGGCTCCTACCCTAAGTGGGACAAACTTTATGAAACAGACTACTATTGATGCTAGTAAAGCATCCCCTAATGTAGATCCACAAGGTAGGGCACTCCAGCCAGACACCCCTAATGCCGGGGGCGGAGCAAGCAAATGACAAAGAAAGTGATGCGAAAAGGTTATTGGTTGGGGACTGTTGACAGTTACCTTAACCGGGACTCGGCTGATAGTAAGAGAATTGCACCTACCAGCTTAAAAGACCTTAAAGAACTGAGTGGTAAAGGCCATGGCCGGGTGACTACTGCTGGGCTGTTCTCTGGAGATGACTCTTCTTCTGATAATGAAGAGGTTATGGACGTTGGGTACATGACCGAGGTATCTGCCGGGATAGGTATTATAAGAATTGTAGGGACTTTGGTTAACGAGTACAGCCCGGGAAACCGCTGGTGGGGTGATGTTTCCTACGAGGAAGTGGCTGCGGCTGCCGAAGCTATGCAACGGGACTCAGAGGTAAAAGCCGTAATCCTGTACATGGATACTCCTGGTGGGGATGCTAATGGCATTGAACACGGATCATCTGCCCTCAGTAGATTGGCGGCGGAAAAACCTGTCTACGCTTTTACTGCGTCCCAGATGTGCTCAGCTGGGTATTGGTTAGGTTGCACAGCGAAACAAATTTGGGCTTCTACATTGTCCATTGTCGGGAGTATCGGGGTAGTAGCTATCCACGTCTCCTATGAGAAAATGTACGAGAAAGCCGGAATAACCCCCACAGTGTTCCGCCAGGGGCAGTACAAAATGCTCCTGAACCAGTATGAAGATCTTACGCAAGAAGCCAAGGACATGATGGAATCACAGATGTCTATCATCTACTCCATGTTCATAGGCCATGTGGCAGACAGGCGAAACATAGCCCCTGCAACATTGATGGCTGGCCCAGGACAAGGGCAGACATTTCTTGGGGTACAGGCTGTCAAGGAAGGCTTGGTTGACCAGATCGGGGATTTCGCTAAACTGGTCAATCAGTTAAGAAGCAAGTATGCTTCACAAGTAGCCGGGATCCCCGGTGCATTTACATCATGTGATCGAGGATTACTATCTATGAAGACCTTTAATCGTGGCGGCAAATTGTATGCCCTGAACGCCCGAGGTCAGGCTGCTGTTTCGGCGGGTCTGAGCGAAGACGACGCAGGTAAGAATGACGAGTTTCTGGTGCTTGTTACCGAACAGGAGCAAGTAGCTGATGAGAAGACGGCTGAAGAAATCGCGGCTGAAGAAGCGGCAGCCAAAACTAAGGCTGAAGAAGAAGCTGCTGCAGCGGCGGCTGAAGTAGAGGCTAATAATGGCAAGCAGACTCCGGTTTCAGCAGCCAGTGTAGATTTGGTTATGCAGCTGACCGAGAAGCTGACAGTTAATGCCGGCGCTATGGCGAACATGACTGCTCAACTGGCTTCCCTCCAGGCTCAGATTGAGTTGAAGGATGCCTCACTCTCAGGTTTGCGTAAGGTGGCTATTGAAGCCATCAACAACAAAGAGGTGGCTATGAATATGGCTATCTCTAAGGCAGAAGACTTTGATAACGATGGTACGATTCTGACCAAGTATAACCGCTTGATCTCGGATTTTAATGGTCGTTACAAACCAGGGCAAAAGGCAGAACACTCTACTTCAGGACAAAAGCCTGCAGGCACGGCTGCATCGGCGTCTAGTTCTGCGGTGGATACCTCAGCCCAAAACCTAACCTCCTTCGACAGCAAGAAACACTAAGCTGCCGTACTTTAAACTTCATGAGGAAATAGATCATGGCAACATTTAAGTTCAATCCAAAAGTTGACCTTGACCGTGCAGATATCACAGACGCCGCTATCGGTGCTGCTGCTGCTGCTGGTTGGGGAACCAACGACATCGGCAAACTGGTAAAACTGGAAGCCTCCTCTACTGACCACAACTATGTGGCAGTGGCTGACGGCAACGCTATCGAAGGTTTTATTGTCTCTATGGAAGCTGTAACCGTTAACTCCGGTTTTGCTTTCGGCAGTGTCCAGCGGAATGGCCGAGTTGTTGTTAAGAACGTAGCAGCTGGAGCCACTCTGGCAGTTGGTGACTATGTAGCAGCCGCTACACAAGCAACTGCTATCGGCACTGCCGGAAAGAGCCAGGTTAAAGTAGTAACTGGGGCGACACTGGAAGCGTTAAACTTCCGCTGGCGTGTAATCAGCTTGATGGCCGGTACCGGTCTGGCAGGCGAAGAAGTTTTAATCGAGCGCGTTTAATAGGAGTCTCCGTTATGCAAGATTTAATGAAAGGCAAGTTCAAAATGCGTGACGCTTCCGGTGAAATGACCGAAGTTGACTTCCACGCATCAGAGTACCAAGCAGCGTCAGACTCGAAACTCAACTTGAGTCAGTATCTCAGCCAGAAGTACGGCGCGGGTACTGACGAAGGTAAGTACGGTCCGGTTATTAGCCAGTTCATGGCTTCTGCTGGCATGTTCCTTGGCACTGATCTGGGCACCGGCCTGCGTTCACCAAGCATGAAGGAAATCGTCAA